CAGTGCCTCAATCATGCAGATACTGGGCAGTCACAAAGAGGCTGTCGGCACTGTCGGCCATCAGATGATTAAGGTCACTTGGCCTGAACGGCGCTTCAAGGCACAGCCTGAGAGGCTTGTCCCGGCCAAGCCAGAAACAGTCGTGCGTCAGAAAACATTAACGATAAAGGAGTTGAACTAATGCCCCGTCCTCGCGATTACAGCGCCACTGAGCGCGTCTATGATGCGATAGTATCGTTCACTGCCAACAACCCTTACCCGCCGTCACAGAGCGAAATAGCGGCAATGGTGGGCCGTAGCCGCACGGCAGTAGTCAAACACCTTGTGCATCTGACTGAGGCTGGCCGCATTGAGGTGCCACCCGGACGCCATCGCGGCATCAGGGTGGTCAAATGAGGGTGCCAACCAAAGAGGAGATCAAGCAGGCGTTGCAGATCCCGAAGGTCACACCGCCGCTTGATCGGTTAGGCCGGACGAACAGGCCAACCACCACAAAAAATATGATGCTAAAAATAAGGTACAAGGGGCAACGCTAGTTGCCCTTTTTCTTGTTCTGGAAACTTTCCAACGCCCCGGCACCAAAGTAAAAGCCAAGAATAATCATCATCGCATAGTTAATGCTGAACTGTTCCATCACTTGTGTCACCGCGTCTGGGTCACCCGTGCCAATGATGGTCATAGTCAGCACGATGATGTAGCTAGCCAAAAACGTAAAGCCAAACATTAACGCCAGACATCTTTGCGCTATCTTGAATGGGGCGTATGCCTGCATGATCTCGACACGCTGTTTGGTTTTAGCGGCAATCTCTTCCTCAGTCGATGTGTGCATGTCATCAATAAGTTTGATGCCTTGCTTTATGACACTATCAGACCCTAATATTTTTCCTAACACACCTAACATTACTCAACCCCCAACATTCTGGATAATCCGAAAACTTCCATCAGCATAAATGTGAAAAACAAAAGCAACACACCGCCAGCGATTAGCTTGCCGCTAAAATTTGTTGAGCCAATTTTTATCGCCACAAATTCGTTGCCCAAAATTCTAAGCACCAGTTCAAAACTGTTTTCGCCAACTGCAATTGATATTGGCTTTTTATCATCAGCCATCAGTAACTCCACACGTTTGGCCGGGGGCCACCTTTGAATGTATCCAAATGTAAGAAACGGCCTGACCCTTTCTGGGCCACGCCAATGCCAGTGAAGCCGTGCTTGAATGCCAGCTTCATTAGGTCATAACAGTCTGTCCCGGCAACCGCCACGTCAACAGCAATACCTCTGGTATGCACACCCGGCGCGGCCTTGCTTGCCTCGACACTGTGCTGGGGTGAGCGGTACGCGCTAGTGATTGTCATAGGCTTGCCGTATTCGTCACGCAATGCCTGCAATTTCTGCATAAAATTTTCAGACATTTTGCAATCGCCAGTTTCACTGCACCGCATCTCTGCCTCACTGAAACTAGGGTAGTCTTTCCAGTTCATGATCTTATCTCCAAAATTGCCGCAACCATTTTATCCCAGCTATCAGTCTCTGCCCGGCGCGTGAATGCAGACGGCACGATGCGGCGTGTCTTGAACGACACTTGTGTGATGGGCAACCACAGTACCAGTCGCTCATCGGGGTTACATAAGGCCAAGGCATCCGCATCGCTCCTATTCATTAGTCTCTTTTTACCACCGCCCTTGCAACAATTAAAGTGATAGCTTGGTGTGCGGTATCTTTTCTCCTTGTGCATGTTGGCTGTCTTTACCTCAATCCTGATAAAGCAGTCATCCTTAAACGCCAGCAAATCACACCCATCTTGGGGACAGTGCGACACGCTCCAGCCGTTGTCTATCACCGAAGCCGCCGCGATCATCTCGCCCATCAAGCCAACAGAGGTGGCTGTCACCGGGCAAACGCCATCCAAAATATCCACCCAAGCGCCGCTGCTGTCAGGGTGCCTAGTATGACTGCCGCTATTATATCTATAATTTTTTGTCTCATTTCCTGTTGCTTGTAAATCATCTCTTGGCGTTCACGCCGGATGCGTCCTTCTAATTGGATCAAATCGCTCCAAGCTTGCGGCCCGTAGGTCATGTTGAGAAATGTCTTTAACTCCTGTCGTTGGGCCTCTAATCGCTTTTTAGCGGCAAAGGCATTTAGGGCGGTAGCCTCAACGCTGTCGCCTGACATTATCTTTTTGAATAGGGGTGGGTTCTGGGATTGCTTGACGGCTTGATCAATGTCACTGGCGGCCTTGAGCCACCGCGACACATCTGTGATACAGCTTTCCAGATCCCGGCCTGCGGCAATCATTTGCTTTACGGTATTAAAGGCGCTTGTCCCCGCCGCCAGCGCCGCTGTTATTGTGATGGGATCCATTGTGTCAACTGCCCCTCTCTCAGCGGCTGGCATCGCCAAGCCCTTGCGACTAAGCCATTGTCAATCTCACCAATGTCCCTTGACATAACCATACATCTGCGGCGGCAAGCTTCACGATCAGGGTACGGCCCCCTGACATCCCAAAACTCGACACACTGTGACGGGTCAGAAATCATGCAGGCTAATACGATTGCCTTAAACATCTTTCCGCAAACCCTTGCGGATGCGGATGATTAGTAAAATGATACCACCAATACCAGCGACAAGTGTCACCCACTCATTGAGCGCGTGAAGCCACACCGGGCTGGTGATGGCACCAGCGGCAATAGCAATGTCGGTGTGGGCATCGTTGTCCATTGATTGCCCTTATGCGTATGGGCTGTCGCCACAGCAAGAAGGCCAAGCCGCCTTTAACTCTGCGATAGTTGTGGCAGAACCAATAGCTGATGCGCTAGTAGCATCACGCAAGGCTGTCTTTTTGTTTGCAGAGGCTGTCTTTGCCGCGCTGTCGTCAGCTTCCAAAGCCTTCATGTAGGCAACGTCTTCAGCTTCAAGTAGTGGCTTGCGAACCTCACGAATTTTGTCTTTAAATATTTCCTTTGCACTTGTCATATCCTCAGAAATCACTGAGCCTGACAATGACCAAGCATCACGAAAGTCACGATTTGCAGGAACGGTAGCAGTTGAGGCATCAATCTGATTACCGTCCTTATCCACGATATAAGTTGTAACAGCCATTATAATCTCCTATGCGGCTAATTCTAAGTCATCAGATATGCGCCAAGCGTTGCGCCATTCCCGTGTTTGTGGTAACTGCTCTTTCTTGCAAATCACCATTTTCGGGCGGTTGCCCTCATCCCACGTTCTCCAGATGGATTGTGGTATGTCCTTTTGAATTAAGTATTCAATTGCTTCTTCTTCTGTCATCGCTGGCATTGGTTCAGTCTGGTGCAACAGATAGCCCCGTGTATGCTTCTTAAAGTCGGGCTGGGCTTCATCCTTAGCCAGTTCGTGATACACCCACACAGGCGGTAAAATGCCACCCTGTAAAGCACACGCCATCCAGTTAGGGTCAGGCACAAGTATCTTGGCGCACTCATCAATGCTGTCCTCATAGACAACACGGTAGTCTGACTGATGCGGCTCAAGGTTTTCTTTTGCCCAGCACAGTCTATCCCAGAGATGTGTGCCTTGAAATTCAGGTGTTTGCATTATGCGAGGTCTCCAAAGTGGATTAAGTTAAAGTCATTAATATCCGCATTTCTAGTTGCGTTAGCATAGCTTGCTTGTGCGCGAAGTAATCCAGATTGCTTCCAAGTTCCAATAGCAAGACTTTGATGACCGCTTATCCACGTATTTTGCCCTCCAGCATCAAATCCGCTAAAGCCACAGGTTGAGTAATTATCGTCTGCAAAAGAACTGCTAAAATTATTAGTTATATCAGATACGCCATTATCTGTTACAGAACTCACGTTAAGTGAGCCATCTACACCATTGTCGCCTTGGTCAAACTGAACCCAAACCTTGGCACTACCATTAACAACATAGTCAGTAGTAACCGACCCTGCGGTGCTGTGTTCCAGCGTATCTGCTACAATTTTACCTGCCATTACGCTAAGTCTCCACTAACTAAATATGTCGTATCGTCTTTATCAATGAAACCCATCGCACTGCTTCTAATGCCAAACCGAAAACTCGATGTCGCATATCCAGATGCTATTGGACTGCATACTGATGTGTCAGTTGCGTTCATATTTCCATAATAGTTGACGTTACTCATATTGTTGCTGAAGTTTGCCGTGTAATTTCCTGTGGAGTTATCTGTCAAACTTGCTGTGTTAAACGAATCATCTAGTGTAGTATCGCTACCTTCAAAATGACCCCACGCCTTCGCCAACCCCTGTTCCAGAGACATAGTAGCAGTAGCACCAACAGTCACGGTGATGTCGTTGGCGGTGGTCTTGCCTGTGAGGGTATCTACTTTTATCTCACTCATGCTAAGTCTCCGTGAACGGCAATGTGATTAAATTCAAGGTCAGTTGCAATAGCCCCAGAGTAACTATCCTCATAACCAGTAAACAGTCGTATTGTTGATGAAGCTGACATATTTGCGTCTATTTTACCTGCACGACTTGTACTTGCCGCATATCGCATCCCAGCAGTTACTGGCGCACAATTTGCATCAGACATCGCACTACTAATGGTAACAGTGTGTGCGCCTGTGCCATTGTCTGTTAAACTACTAAAATTAAAACTGTCACGAGACGCAATAGTACCAGTGCCATTATAGTTAACCCAAGCCTTCGCCGCACTCTGCTTAGTCAGCGTGACAGGACTTGTGCCATCACTTGCTGTGATTGTGTCTGCTCTTAACTCGCTCATGCTATCACCAGATTACCGTTTACAGTCACAGTAACTCCTGTTGCTACAGTTAGTGGGCCAGCACACAAAGCATTGTTG